CTGGGAGCCTCACGGCTCCCAGGGTCCTATATCTTCATACCCGCAAGGTACAAAGACTGTTCTCTTCTTCCACTCAACGCGGTCCCTGACAGTATAAAAACTGTCAGATCCTCGACGCTCAGCGCTATCTATCTTCACAACATTCCTGTTGCGAGAGACGGAAAGAGCATAGTGCCGGAGATCCTGATACGGAGTTACATGGGGTTCTGAATCCCATGACCTGCGCATCAGAATGGACATGACGGCTGCCGTGGCGTCCCTGTACTTGAACCTTCGAGGCTCAGGCACAGTTACGTTAAGGTGTAGGCCGTCCCAACCATTCTTTCTCACCGCCTGCCACGTAGTTTGACTATCGTGGACGACGGTGGAAAGAGTGTTGGGTCCTCGTTGTTGGAATCGCTTCGGTAACTGATAAACCAGCTCCTTCCATACCTTCTTGAACCTCGAGCTACGAAAGCCCGGAAGCCCAAGCTGGCGTGAAAGGACGGTGATCTGGTTAACCAGGCTAAGAGTACCTTGATCATCGAGAGGCTCCTTCCAGTAAATCGGGGTGACAGGATCGCCGTTAAAGGCGTCCTGACCACACGATTCCCTGAAAGGGCCGGCTGCGAACGACTTTTCGGTATTGACCGAGAAGCCGCAAGCCTCTAGTACCCTTACGACCGTGTCGTACGACTTTGTAGGGACGATAAGATCGTCGCCGTAAACAGCGACGTCCTCGTCCACAGAACTACAGAGGGCCCAAAACAGCAGACTTTCGAGTTCGAAAGTGTAGCCGTTACCCATCGAAGACCACTTGTGATACTCTCGCCATTTACCATCAAGGTAATACGCGGGGGATCGAAGCGCCTCAAAGATGGTGAGCCACGGTGCAGGCAACAATGCCTGCACTACCTCGTATGAGACCGTGTCGGAAGCGGATGCTAAGTCTATAGTCGCGTACTTACCAGTACGTGACCCATAGATCGCTAATGCTTGGTTTAGGCCTTGATAATCAAGGTTGACACCAGAGTAGCGAAGTCTACCACGAAGGTAGAGCCCCAATCCTTTTTGCATCCAGATGTTCCATCTGGGTTCAACAGCGATTGGTCTATGTGTCTTGGCATTCTTCGGAACGAATGTGACTTTGTTACCACGCGCTAAGGTTATATCTAACCTTCGCGTTGCGGGGTTTCCTACGAAGAAACGACCCAGGGCAGTGAGCTCTGTGAAGACATCTAAGTAGGGGTAAGCCCCGCCGGTAACACAACCTGGAGATTCGAGTTTATTGTAAGCGGAAGTCATTCCGCGATCCGTAGACCCGTCTGCTCCGGGGCCGAAGTCGCATAACTCAGTCCACTTATACAAGTGAGGTCCGAGCACATTACCGATTTTTCTTCGAGCGCTATGAAATATACGCTCGAGGTCGGGGAGGAATTGAAATTCCATCCGACGGTAAGACGCCCAAATCTCATTCGTTTTGCGGCATGAGTCCTCGGCTTCCTCAAACTTTTTCTTGGCTACCCCCAGTTTATCTATGCTCGTAGGCAACCACTTTGCTTTTGATAGCAATTTAGTGGCCTGATGAGCAAGGAAGAAACTCCGAGAGTCATTAAAGGCCAGAGGATCAAGTCGAAGGTTAGCGATCTCGTCCCACATTCGGTGCCTGATCATTATCACAACGGTCAGACTCCGAGGACAGTCGAGAGCACAGAGCAGCTGCTCGGCAGCTGAAATGTGACGATCAAGATCATTCTTGGTCATCTAAAACTCTCCAACTGATGTGGGTTACCTTGCTAAAGGGTAACCGAGCGGGAGGAAATTGTAGGAAAAGGGAAGCCAATCAACCGGTATACTGGTGCCGCCTAAACCCGCAACTACTATCGCAAAAAGCGATAGGGAAGCTGCATGTTTGGCGACTTTCCAGTCTATCAGATTGCTTTGGAACACCTCGTCGAACAGGCCGCGGATCGCCCGCTTCTGCTGCTCTTCGCAGCGGTAGCTGGTTGCCCAACGCCAAGCTCGACGCCTACGATCGCTTCTCGGCAGTGACTCGGTCACTGCCAGGAGAACGGATATCAGCGTATGGTACTCGACCGGATGCGTCCAAACAGCCGAACACTGAAGGCATTCTACTGCCAACAGCATATGGTTGTCAAACGCGTCCGACTGATCACAACGCAAATCAAATATCCGTGATTTCCCACAATTGGGGCACGTCGTGTTGTTTCGAACGAACATGATTGCACCTTTGCGGGAAAACCCCGCTATAACCCGTAGCTAGCGTTTAAACTAGACTACTTCAGGCTTATCATTAAGCCTGCGGGTGGACGAAGTTTTCCACAGCAGCGGTCACGACCGCATCGGAAATGAAGTCGATAACCATCGCCTTCAAGTCCTTACGGTTCTGGAGTGACGCCCTGTACGGGAATACCAAGTCAAAGCTTCCGATTTCCTCGAAAGCTTTGGTTGGGATTGGGTCAAAACCCAAGTCCGTATCGCCGGAGATGGTTTCCATCACCGGCAGTACGAGCTTTCCCGAAACGCGAACCGCCGAGCCATTCTCCTTCACGGAGAGGGACGCGACGGCCGCGCCGATCGGATACCCACCATTAGTAGTGAAGTCCTTCCAAACCGCGAGGTTTGGATCAGACTGCACACCAATGAAGGTCCGAGCGACCGGAGTGCTTGCGGCATCCGTTAGTTGGATTGACATTTAGTTCACCTAGATGTATGGTTAACAGGCTACCTACTCAGTCACCTGAGCAAATAGGGTGAAACGACCTCTAGCGGACCTTTCGGCCACCAGAGACCGCTGTTGCTAATAGCGACAACGCATTAGCAACATGGGTTGGAGAGAAAGGGTCTTTTAAGCGGGGCGGCGAAACCGCTGGCCAGGAAAAGATCGGATCCCTTTTAAAGGCTTCGAACTTACCTGTCAGCGTGCAACCTCCGTATCCGCCTGTCCAGTGTTGGCCAGTTGAGCCAACACCGGGCGGGGGTTTACTAAGGTTCACCGCCCGAACGCCGAACTTTCCTGTGACCTTCGTCGAATAGTAACCTTGGCGGAAGCCAAGACCACTGGCGAAGTCACAGTTTTGAAGGAAAGTTCCCACCGGGTAAAACCAATCCACCACAAACGAGTATGGGAGTAACTCCCATGCAAGTAGGGCAGGATTAGTTATACCAGTCCGAGATAAGAAGCTCGCTCCTTCGGAGAGAACTTCATATTCAACGCGCACTCTCGAGCGCGCCTCGAAATCAAAATACCAGATCCAGTCAGGGAGGCCAGAAGCGGAGACATGAAGGAATTCCTTCTGCTCCTTTTCGGCCCCCGTGCCTTGGGCTTGGTATGCAGGGCAGTTACGCCCTGTGATAGTTCGAGCCAGCTCCTCGCAAGAGCCGTAGACATCGGACAAAAGCGGTTTCCATCCGTACTGTAGGGCCAACCATTGCTCGGGGATTCCCCCTGCAACCCGGTCGACTCTATCGCGCAGATGGCGACTGCTCTTAGTGGTGCTCCCAAATAAGGCATGAGAAGCCGCAGCGAAGTTACCTCTCCGAAGGGACGTAATGCTTTGAGCAATACGCCTCGCCGTTGAGATAACCAAGTTAGCGACCTGCTCCCTCTCGGCATAAGCCTGGAGGAGGTTCACTTTCCCGTTTCCGACCTCGGATGCTAAGCGGCTGGTAGCGAGCTCTTTCGCGCGATCAAACACGCGATTGAACACGTCCCAGCCGTAGCGATCCATGGCCTCGACGGCGCCTGCCCCTGTTGAAAGGGACCAGGCTGATTGTGTACCAGATGACTTTTGACCATCAGGATTACTGAAGTCATAAGAAATCGTCTTATCAGGAGCATACCAGGAACCCGCCCAATACTCGTTAGTTTTCTTAACGACGGGCCAACCCGCAGTAGTATTCCACCCGTGACCACGGTAAAGCGTATTAACGCTGGCCGTGGCTTCGGAGTTGTATACATTGTGGAATTGGTCTTCGTACCGATTACGATACAAAGTGGGCGATGATCCTAGTATGGATTCAGTGCGTTCAAAAGGCATAACCCTCTCCTAAATCTAGTGGATTTGGAACCCGCTAGCGAGTGAGCATAGGGCGCGTACGGTCACCCGTACAAGCACTAGAGAGCAACCTTGCTTTCGCAAAGTGTGCCCACCCGAGGGCCTCCGGTGAGAACCGGGGGC